GCTTCGCCGGCGGGCGGGACTCCGCTGACCATCCTGGGCACGGCGAACCAGCTCGCGGCGCAGTCGATCGCGTTCCACCAGCACGCCTTCGTGATTGGCATGGCGCCGCTCGAGGTCCCGAAGGGAGCGCATTACGCCGCATCCCAGCAGGACCCGGATACGGGTGTCGCAATCCGCTGTGTCAGCGACTACGACGTGATCAACGATTTATTCATCACGAGATGCGATGTCCTCTACGGGCACGCAGCGCAGAGGCCCGAATGGGCAGTAAGGCTGGTGAGCTAGCATGGACGCCAAAAAGAACAACGAGAAGGACGACGCCGCGGTAGCAGTCGCGCCTCCCCCTCCCCCACCGGAGCCGTACCCGGCGCCCGGATACCCGAAGGTCCTCTACAGCAAGACCGATCGCGTGCCGCCAAAGATCGTGAACAACGATGCTGAGTTGGCGGCGCTCGATCCCCACCAGTGGACGCAGATTCCGCCGGTCGAACCCAAGGAGAAGCCCACATGGCCGAAGCTATACGCCAACGTCAACAACCTGCCAATGTGGGTGGCTGACGAGGCCGCGGCCGCGCAGCTCGGCTCTGCGTGGGTGGAATTCAAGCTGCCGAAACCGGCGACCAAATGAGCACGGCCGATTATCCGCGGATGCTCTTCCACCGGCGGCTGGAGCCGGCAGTTGTGCAGTCCGAGGAAGAAGAGGCTGCGCTAGGCGCGGAATGGTCTCGGACCATTCCGCAGCCCGATATCGAGCCCGCGGCGCCGCCGCCAGACCTTCCGGACGTCCCCGATCCTGGCGAGCAGCCCGATCCCGGGCAGGAACCGGACGAGCCGGAAACCGTGCGGCGGCCGCCGGGCCGGCCGAAGAAGGCATTGGCGCCGGCCAAACGGCGGGCGTAACACGATTTACCACCCCGCGGCACATTGCAGCACTGCCGCAAGGTGGATCGCATAGGTACTTTGCCGTATGCCTACCACCGTAACGCAATTAATCCATTCCTCGTTCCGGTTGATCGGGGCGATTGCCTCGGGAGAGACGCTCGAGGCGAACGAGCTGACTGATGCGTTCGCGGCGCTGAACCAGCTCGTCTCGAGCTGGAACACCGAAGGCGCTTCGATCGTAGGGCGTAAGCGTCTCCTGGTTTCCGTAGGCGGCGGAAACAGCTACACGCTCTCGGAACGCCCGGTAAAGGTCGAGTCGGCATCCGTTCAGTCCGGTGGCATCGATTCGCCCCTGGAGATCGTTGACTCGGTCGGGTGGGAGTCCACCCCTGAAAAGGCGGCGCAGTCGGTCTACGTCAAGAAGCTCTTCTGCGACTACGGCTATCCGACAGCTACGGTGTACATAGCGCCGATTCCGCGGCTCGGCGGAACGCTCGAGGTGTGGATCTATGTGGTGATTCCCGCATTCGCCGCGGTGGATCAAATTATCGATCTTCCGGAGGGCTACGAGATGGCGCTTCGGTTCAACCTGGCGCTCGCTCTGCTGCCTGAGTATCCGCGGTCTCAGGTCGACCCTACGCTTGTTCCGCAGGCGCAGCAGTACAAAGCGGCCATCATGCAACTCAACGCGAGCAACCACATGCGGTCTCAGGCCAGCTCGCCGGCGCAGGCGATGGCGACGGCCCAACCTCCAGCGAGTTAAACAATGTCTACACCGACGCCTGTTTTTCCCGGAGCAATCGCGACCGACGCCCACCTCAAGCTGGCGAACAACCTGATCCAGACGACGTTGAAGGTGGGGATCGATGGCAGCAATACGATCCTGTTTGTCAATGCGAGCACCGGCTTTACACCCCATTGCCTGGTCTCGATCGACAAGGAGATCGTCGCAGTCGAGAGCGTCATCGGCGCCCCGAACCCGGCCCTGATCGTGGCGACCGGCGGCCGCGGGTTCGACGGGACTGCTGCGGCGACTCATGCGACCGGCGCGAAGGTATCGATGTACATCGACGCCTGGCACCATAACGCGCTCGCCGCGGAAGTGAAGGCGATCGAGTCATTCCTGGGGCCGAACGGCCAGAACATCAGTGGATCGGGAGCGGCGATCTACGTTCCGGACGGCTATGACTTCACGCGCACGCCGGGCGGCTCTTTGATCGTTGGGCTCAATACCATTACGCTCTCGCCGATCCCCGCCGGCATTGCGGCCGGATCGTATCTTTACATAAGCGGTGGAACGGGAGCGGCGGAAGCAGTGCCAATCTCCTCCTGGAACCCGGCTACGGGTGTGGCAATCATCAATTGCGCGAATACCCATTCGGGCGCCTGGACAATCTCGAGCGCGAGCGACGGCATTCAGGAGGCGATCAACGTCGCCGCAAATAACGGGACGGTGACGCTTAAAGCGAAAACATACGTCGTGCAGGGCACGATCAGCGTAAGGACTGGCACCGTGATTCAGGGGAGCGGGAAGGCCGATATTCTGCCGGCCACGTTTACCGGCGGAACGATGATCGATGCTACCGCCGTAACCGCCGGCTACGTGTTCGATTACCTGAGCCCGGTTCAGGCGTCACCTTACGGAATGAGTTCGGCGTTTGTGTTCCGCGATTTCTCGATCAAGACAGGGCTGAACGGGATCCGCCTCAACAACGACACCATGCCCACAGGAGCCAGCAATCAGGCATTCCTTACCGACAACGTAGTGATCGAGAACGTCAACATTTACGGGGCTAGTCAGTATCTGTCTGATCCCGGCAACAATACCAATACCGTACCCAGCCTGGGAACTTTGAAGACATATGGAGTCGGTATCAATCTTACGCTTGTGTTCCGGGCCAGGGTTCTCGACTGCGGCATTTATCTTGTGGGCGTTCCATTCCTGATTTATGGCGACGAGAACCTGATTGACGCCTGCTTGTGCAGCCAGTCCAGCATCGGTATGTTCCTCGAGGGCAAAGATCCGGACAGCAACGCCGTGATGTATGGCAACAAGAACGTCATCCGCCATGTGAAATTTCAAGGCCAGACGCGCCTGCCCACAATCTGGATTGATTGGTGCGGAGGAGGCTACGTTGAAAACTGCTATTTCGAGCCCGGAAGCGGAAACATCAGTCAATACGCGAGAGTGACCAACGGCCAGACTTTTACGTTCGGCCCCAACAATTGGGTGCAGGCTCCTCTCAGTGCCGGATCGTGCCCTAGTTTTCACCTTGATCTTCAGGGCGAAGCATTGATTCACAACAACTCGATGCTACAGGGGGCGGTTCTTCCCGGGCAGATAGAAATGGACTATCACCAGTACCAGGCTAAATACCCAAATATCGTGCGAATGTGGGGCAACGGGTCTTATTTCCCGCAACCGGGCAACCGGAATTGGCTTGCGGGCGGCAAGCATCAAGTCTGGCCGATGATTCCCGGCGTGCTGGTCGGGCAGCCGAATTCGTTGGTCTTGAATGCGTCCAACAATCCGTCTGACTGGGCCTATAACAGCACAGCGTACCCTTGGGTTCTGGACACGACCACCCAGCGATATGTAGTCAATGCCGGTGACGCGGCAATCGCGGCCAACGGTTTCGGCGCGTGGTTCCGCCAGACGGGGAGACTCTATCGGACGTTCAACCTCTTGATGAGCGCCAGGAAGACAGGGGGGGCCGGCACTTGTGCGATCAATGTGACATATGAGGGAAACGCCACGACGTCTCTCGGCAACTACGTGCTGACGTTCACTACCACGGCTGAAACTTCCGTTCAGACTTCCGCCAACTTCTCGATTCCAGCCGGCGAAACGCTGGGTGGAAGTCTTCGGGTCAACTTTATCCCAAGCGGAGTGAACGTCGAAGAGGTTCTCGTCGTTCCGGTGAGTTGAGCGATGGCGAAAGAATCTCTTTTCGACAATATCCTCTGGAACCAGGGCGCCTTCGGCGGCTCGGTTCCTACGGGCGCGGCAATCATACTGGCCGGCAAGGGTCTGATTTACCCGGCCCTCCGCAAGGCCGGCGTGACGCTCGGCCCGCAGCGCACACCGTCGCCGGCGCAATACCAGGACGGGCTCGAGGAGCTGAACCGGCTGGTGGGATCCTTGAGCTGCGACCGGCTGAACATCTACTCGATCACGAAGTCCTCGTTCCCGCTTACGGGAGCGGGCAGCTACACGATCGGCCAGGATCCATCAGGTGAGACCATTGCGGACTTCGACACGCCGCGGCCGGTGATGATCGAGGCCGCGGGCATCACGGGTTCGCAGGGCGGCTGTGCGTCTCTTGCGGTCGTTCCCTCGGACGTATGGACGGCGCAGTGCAATTGTTCGGCCGGTGTCGGATGGCTTTACAACGATCGGGCGTATCCGATCTCGACGCTTTACCTTTCGGGTTCGCCGACAGACGGGATCCTCGAGCTGCACTCCTGGCAGATGGCGCCGGCGTTCGTGTCGATCGATGATGCCGTGCTCCTGCCGCCGGGCTATGAGGACGCAATCGTTTTGAATCTCGCGATCCGTCTCGCTCCGCATTTCCAGCGGGTAGTAGATCCGGATGTCAGACGGGAAGCGCAGCTCTCGCTTATGCGTCTGGAATCGATCAACGCGCCGCGGCCGATCGCCGATACTTCGGAGGCTCTGAGTTGCGGATGCGGATATGACATACGGAACGATTGCTCCTGACGGACGCGCAATGCCGGCCATGCACGCTATCAGGGAACTCCGCAAGGGAGCAGGCCATGCACAGCACGGGCTCATCTGGGCGCTCTCTCATCCATAACGAATGTCCACAACTGAGGGTGACGTCGAACCCGTGGCTCTGCGCGTCCGGTGCGATTGCTGAGACTTTGGATCGGATTAGGCCGGGCATTCCTGGCCGAACTATAGCATGAAGATCTCTCTGGCTGGACCCTCCTACACATCGAAAAGCGTAGTCGCGGCAACGCAGGAGACAATCAACTGGTATCCGGAGACGCTCGCCGCGGGGGACGAGCCACGGCGCCAGGTGCTCATCGGGAGACCCGGCCTGAAGCTGTTCGCTACACTCTCGCCGGCAAAGATCAGGTGCCTCTGGGCCGGCGGCGGCCGGCTCTTCGCCATCCACGGCAACAAGCAGTCGGAGATCACCGAGGCCGGAACGATTACAACGGCGTCACAGACCGTCGCCGAGAGCACGCCGGCCGTCTCGCCTGACCCGGCGCAGATCTTCTCCAACGGGCACCAGCTCATGATCGTCTCGGGAGGGCTGGTCTATGTGAACAATGGCGCGGGACCGGAACCGGCCCGCTTCACCGTATTCGGCATGGTCGATACGGACGGCTCAGTGAACGTCTACTGGACGCCCAGCGGCGCAACGCCGGAAACCTCGGACAAGTTCAACGCTCTGATGGTCGGGCAACTGATGCGGATCGGCGATATCGACTATCTTGTCACCTCTTTCATCAACGACGCAGTGATTGCCGTCTCGAGTCCGGTGCCGGCGGGTTCAGACCTGCCGTACAGCGTCCCTCGGTCGGGCGATCAGGTGACGGGCGTCACGGGCGGATTCCTCGACGGGTATGGCATCACGAACCGACCGCCGAATCCGCCGGGGCCGGGGGTTGTCACCAGGCGGCTGCTCCGGAATCGAGCCGGGGTGGAAGAGCCGGCAGACCCCGGGCGCCAATTCAATATCAGCGACATTAACGACTTCACGGTATGGAATCCGCTCGATTTCGGCGTGAAGGAAGGGCACTCGGACTACATACGGTCCATCCTCTGCGACCACGAGGAGTTATGGCTTCTGGGCACGGAGACAACGGAGATCTGGTCGAATGTCGGCGACCCCAACTTTCCGTTCCAGCGCATGGGCGGGGCGTTCATCCATGAGGGGTCGGTCTCCACATATGCGCCGTGTTCGGTAGCACTGGGAGTATGTGCGCTGGCCGGCTCGCCCAATGGGCAGACGGTGGCCTATATGGCCCGGGGGTTGCAGCCGCAGCGCATCTCGACGTTCGCGCAGGAACAAGCCTGGAATGCGCCGGGGTTCAATGCGCGGGACGCAGTGTCTTACTCGTACCTCGATGCGGGCCACCTGTTCTGGGTCGTCAATTTCTGGGCACAGCAGCAGACGTGGGTCTACGACGTCACCGAGAATCTCTGGCATCAACGCTACGGGTTCAACCCGTCGCCGGCGCCGGGGGCGTTCATCCGTTACCAGCCGTGGTATCACGTCTTCATCCCGGAATGGGGCCAGGGGGGCAAGCACATTGTCGGCGACCCGTCCACGGGAAAGTTGTACGAGCAGAGCCTTGACTTCTACGACGACGACGGAGTTCCGATCCAGTACATCCGCACATTTCCGCACTTGCTCGATGAGGACCGGTATCTGTTCCATCACCGCTTTGAACTGTACATGGAGACGGGGACGGTCGTAGCGCCGAACCCGGAGATGGCCGTCGCGCTCGACTGGAGCAGTGACCGGGGGCACACCTTCCCTACCGGCCGTACTGTCACACAGACCTCGGGCCTTTCGGGCAATTACAGCAAGAGGATCGTCTGGCGCCGGCTCGGCTGCTCGCGCGATCGCGTCTACCGGATCGGCGTGCAGGGCAAGGCGAAAGTTGCGCTGACGGACGCATTCCTTGAGGCCACGCCATCGGAGATAGCCTGATGGATAGATTGCAGGCCCCTCCAATCCGGACCAGGCTGGACGACGGCCCCCAGCGGAGCGAGGGCGGCCGCAATGCAGCGAGCCAGACGGCCAAGGAGTGGTACTTCTACTGGGACCGTCTCGGCGAGCAGTCGAACGCAAACACCCAGAAACTGGATGGGCTGGTCACCTTTGGCCCTCACTCGGCCCGGCCCGATTCGACCAGCCTGCCTCCCCCTCCTGAAGGCGCCATCTATTTCGAGGAGGACCGCGGGAGTGTTCTCTACCAGTATCAGGACGGGGAGTGGGTGTACGTCTCAGGCATCATGTGGGGCACGCTCAGTCCGGACGAGCGGCCGGCAGATCTCGGGCCGATCAACGATATCGGATTTGAGTTCTTCTCGATCGACACCGCGCCGGCAGACGCCCAGAGAAAGTTTGTCTGGAGTGGCTCGGCCTGGATCGAAACCACGCCGGTAGTTGACCCGACGACGACAAAAGGCGATCTGATCGTCCGCGGAGCGCAACGGCCTCCGACACGACTTGCGGTTGGAACGAACGGTCAAGTAGTGACGGCCGATTCGACGCAGGCGCTCGGTATCAAGTGGACAACGCCGGCCACCCAGACTCCCTGGTTAAGCAATATCAACGGAGGGGGCTTCCAACTCACGAATGTCGGCAACATGGCAATTGGCGGCCTATCGACTGCGATCGGCACTCTGTCTATAGGGTGTCTTGATACGACGTCGTTGCCGGCTCTTTCGCTCCGGAGCCAAT